TACCATGACGATAAATTTTGTGCTCCTGGACCAGGTGCTGTTTACTTGATAAATAGAATGTGGCCAGAAGCTCCGCGTAAGCTACATGCAGAAGCAGTTTACTTCTTAAGAGAAAATGGAGAAGAATGCGGACTTACGAAAGACGTTTGGTTTCATCCAGAAGCGTATAATATAAATATGCCAGACGGCTCTAAACTATTTAGAGAAGAACAAGACGGGTTAAAATATTATGGTACTGAAGTTTTATCTTGTCAGTTTGGAATATATTTGCAGATAAGAGAAGATAAGAAACTTTGTGAAAAGCGCAAGGTATCAAGAGCCACTGAACTTACAGATCAAAATACATTAGAGGAGTTCTTCGTATGAAAGCAATAATGAATTGTCCATTTATACCGATAGCTGCTAGGCCGCAGTCTCATCGTGGTGCTCAAGGTGTAATATACGCTGACATGCTAAAACAAACTGGTGTTGACATAGAAGTCAATTGGGGTGGTAAGATAGAAAACCATAACGAGTTCGATGAGATGTATGTATATCATGGCAGTGATTGGACTGGAGGACTAAACTTTTTTGGTGGTGTAAAAGGTTTTCCATACGTAGAAAATACTCGTAACTTTTCTCAATTTAAAGGTAAGGTATATTCTGTTGGTATTGAATTTCCAGCGTATCATGAAATGATAAAAGAAAGAATCGATAGAGCTATAGAAACTGGAGGAGCTATATTAAACGCTTGGCGCGAAGTAGATTTAGATAATTTAAAAAGAATGTACGACACTGCTGAATTTATTAAATATCCAAAAATTACAGATAAGATAGTTATCGGTGACAGTCATTCTATTTGCATGTATAGACCAGATTGGGTAGTTAACTCTGTGCCTTTTAAAACTCTTAATGGCGCTTTAAATACTGGATTTGAAGAGTTTATTGAAGATGCTGGTCCCATAAATACATTTAATAAAGTAGAACTGTACTTTGGTAATATCGATATAAGACATCATCTTTGTAGAATAGAAGGCAATTACATAGATAACGCTAAAGAATTAGCTTCAAGATATATTCAAGCTGCAGAAAAATTACCAGTAGACGACGTATCAATATACGAGCTTCTTCCAATAGAAGACGAGTCTAGAAAATTACCAAAGTCTGGTTATTATAAAAACAAGCCATTTTGGGGTACTTGGGAACAAAGAAACTCAGCCAGAATAGCATTTTATGAAACACTTAAAGCGAAAGCAAAAAGAGTAAAAATAATTAAGTGGACTGATTATCTCTTAAATAGAGATGGTCAGTTAGATTTTAAAAATATGGAAATGCCGCACTCTATACATTTATCGAGATCAGCATATCCACACTGGACAGGTGAAGAAAAACCAAACACATTAGAGGACTTTTTTACATGAAAATAGCTTTAACAGGATCTCGTGGTTTCATAGGTAGTCACCTAATGAAGAGATTAGAAAAAGACGGCCACGAAGTAATTGAGTGGGACTTAAGACAAAATCCACCACAGTGCATTAAGGATTTTGATCCTAAAGATTGCAATTACGTTATACACTTAGCAGCATACGCTAATGTTAGACAGAGTATAAAAGAACCACAAAAGTGGTGGAATAATAATGTGGAAAATACTACTCGCATACAAAAAATATGTACGTACAATAACATACCATTAATGTACGCATCTTCTTCTTGTGTTCATAATTGGTGGTTATCACCGTATGGTACAACTAAAAAAGTAAATGAAGAAACTGCATTTCCTAATCAAATTGGTTTAAGATTTACTACAGTATATGGAGAAGGAGCTAGAGAAAATATGTTTATTTCTAGGTTATTAAATGGAAGTCTTGAATATGTAACAAAGCATACTAGAGATTTTATACACGTTGATGACGTAATTGAAGCTATAATTTTACTTATGAGTAAAGATATAAGATTACTAAAGCCTACGTACGATATTGGTACAGGTATCGGAAATCAAGTTCACCAACTTGCAGATATCGCAGGCTATTCAGATTTACCACTAGTAGATGGAGAAAGTTGTGAGGCTCTAGATAATACAGCAGATAATGCTAATCTAGTAGAGCTTGGATGGAAACCAAAAGTCAAAGTAGACGAATATATTATTATGCGTACGGTACCCCACTGATGAGATATGCAAGTATAGTACCTTTGATTGGTGGTGAAACAATCGCAATGCAAAATGTCTTTAAGAAGAAACCGGAGTATATTTTAAGTTATGAAGATTTCAAAGCAAATGATTTTAATTTGGTTGAATACTATAAAGGAGAAGTTCCCTATTATCTTATTGGAAACGATAGGGTACCTAATTTACCTAGTGTCGATGTTGTCAACACTGTTTGCCCTTGCGCTGGCCTTAGTAGTCTCAATCCTTCAGCTAGTTCTGATGCTGCTGCTAACGATTGGATGCCTGCCACAGCGCGCTATGTCCTTGGTACTATTAAACCTAAAGTATTCTGGGGCGAGAACGCACCAAGATTCGCTTCAAAAGTTGGAGAGCCGATCCGCGAAAATCTTAGACGAATTGGTGAAGAAAACGGATACGTTTTCTCAGTATATAAAACAAAATCGATTCTTCACGGACTAGGACAAGTAAGAGACAGGTCATTTTATTTCTTTTGGAAAGGTAAAAAAGTACCTAAACTTGAATATATAAAAAGAGGATACGAAAGAATAGAAGATACGATACGTTCCGTGAAACGAGATCCGAGAGATCAAATGAATGTCTTAACTAATTCTAACGTTCCTAGTCAAAACCCGTATTATAAGTACGTTCTCGAAGAGCTCGAAGGCGGGATATCGCATAAAGAATTTCAAGACACTAAAATAACAAAATCAATTAACGTGTTAACTTATATCGAATCAAAGACAAAATACGATAAAGTTGGCAAGTGGATGTTCAAAAACGGTTATGACAGAGACGCAGCTAAATGCGAAAGAATACATAGAAAACTAGAATCTGGTGGTAACATAATGAGAAAAAATATAGAGTTTCCAAAAGATCATATTGGAGCTTTTGTTGGTCACTTGCCAACTATGTTAACTCATCCAGACGAAGACAGATTTTTAACTGTCAGAGAATGTCTGTCGATTATGAAATTACCAGAAGATTTTATGTTACAAGGTGGTATCAAGAACGTTAATCACATATGCCAAAACGTTCCTGTTACAACTGCGGAAGACATGGCAGAAAATGTATTAAGATTTTGCGATGGTAGACTAGATAATCAGATGATCGAAACTGATTTTGTAATGCAAGACAATAAAACTAGGACTCTTAAAGTTGAAAATAATCCTTTACGTCTTGATGAATTTATGTTATAATATTATTATTTGTAGGAGAAATGTATGTCAATAATGGATAAACTTAAAAAGAATAGCAAGAGTGACTTTACCTCAATACTTGCCGATTCTAAATTTTTTAATGATAAAGATATGGTACCAACTAATGTACCAATGATGAACGTAGCTTTGTCCGGCTCAATGGACGGTGGTTTAGCACCAGGACTTACTGTATTAGCAGGTCCATCTAAACATTTTAAAACTTCATTTGCATTGATAATGGCAAGTGCGTACTTAAAAAAATACAAAGATGCCGTATTATTATTTTACGATTCAGAGTTTGGCTCGCCTCAAGCTTATTTCGAAAACTTTGACATTGATACGAGTAGAGTTTTACATACACCAATTACAAACGTAGAAGAACTTAAATTCGATATAATAAGTCAGTTAGAAGGCATCGATCGAGGAGAAAAAGTAGTTATTGTTATTGATTCTGTAGGTAACCTTGCTTCTAAAAAAGAATTAGAAGATGCTATCAATGAAAAGTCAGTGGCAGACATGTCGAGGGCGAAGGCACTAAAAGGTTTGTTTAGAATGACTACACCATATTTAAATATGAAAGATATACCTCTTATTGCTGTCAATCATACGTATCAAGAAATTGGTTTATTTCCAAAAGCTGTAGTTTCTGGTGGTACTGGTATCTACTACAGTGCTGATAATATCTGGATTCTTGGCAGGCAGCAAGATAAAGTTGGTACAGAAATAAAAGGTTATCACTTTGTAATTAACGTAGAAAAATCTAGATTTGTAAAAGAAAAATCTAAAATTCCTATTTCTGTTAGTTGGGACGGTGGAGTACAACATTGGTCTGGTCTGCTTGATGTTGCTATGTCTGGTAATTATGTTTCAAAGCCAAGCCCCGGTTGGTACTGCAGAATTGATAAATCAACTGGTGAACTAGTAGAACCAAAAGTTAGAGAAAAAGACACTCTAAACGAAGAGTTCTGGAAACCAATTATTGAAGAAACTGATTTTAAACAATATCTTACTAACAAGTATTCAATACTTAATAATACAGTAAGCTTAGATAAATTGGATCAACACTAATGGAAGAAGGTAAACATTACGAAATAATTCCCGATCGTGGGGACGATCAGTCTTGGAACGTAAGAATACTAACAGGTCCTTTTACAGAAACAGTTTTAAAATATGGAGTAATTAAATTTAATGAAATTCCAAAAAACATGTCATTTAATTTTACTATAGGCTATTCGCCTGATACAGAATTAACCACAGAAAACATAGATCTACAAGACTTTGCTGGAGCTATGCTAGAAAAAATTATGGCTAATGGAATAAAAGATGGTTCAGTTATAACGAGGGAGATTGAAAATGCAAATAACAACTAGTCAAAGACTTATATTATTGATGGATGAAATATCTATTGCTAAAGGTAGATTAGAACCGCATGACACTGGTCATATCCACACTTCAATAAGCTACTTAGAAAGTAGAGTTGACGAAGTACAAAAACAAATAGATGAGGAATTAAGAAAAGTCGCATATGCCTACTAATTTAGAACAAACTATATTACGAAATCTGCTGTCTAACGAAGAGTACATGCGTAAAGTTTTGCCTTTTATCAAACCAGAATACTTCGAAGGAATTTATCGTACCTTGTTTAGAGAAGCTGGAAAGTTTGTAGCAAAGTATAATAAGTTACCAACAGCTGAATCGTTTAAGATAGAACTTGATCAAAGTGACAAGTTAAGTGATGAGCAATATAATTTAGCCATGGACATTGTGCCACAATTATTTACTGGTGATAAGGTAGATGATAAATGGCTAGTTGATACTACTGAAAAGTGGTGTCAAGACCGTGCAATATATCTTGCAATTATGGAATCAATATCTATTATAGATGGAAAACATGAACAATTAACAAAAGGTGCTTTACCTGATCTATTGACAAAAGCACTTGGCGTAGGTTTTGACTTACAAGTTGGTCATGATTATATAGAAAACGCAGAGGACCGATATGAATTTTATCACACAGAAGAAGACAGACTTCCATTTGATTTGGAATACTTTAACAAGATCACCAAGGGCGGTGTCCCACGTAAAACTCTTAATATTGCTCTCGCTGGTACCGGTGTCGGTAAGTCTTTATTTATGTGTCATGTTGCTGCCTCGGCTTTAGTTCAAGGTTATAACGTACTTTACATTACTATGGAAATGGCTGAAGAAAGAATTGCTGAAAGAATAGATGCTAACTTACTTAATATTCCTATCGATCAGTTAGATAAGATAAGTAAAGATCAGTTTACTACAAAAGTTAGTGATATAGCTAGAAAAACTACTGGTAAATTTGTAATCAAAGAATATCCGACTGGTTCAGCTCATTCAGGTCATTTTCGCGCATTATTAAATGAGTTAAAATTAAAAAGACAATTTGAACCAGATCTAATCTTTATTGATTACTTAAATATATGTGCAAGTTCTAGAATGAAAGGAATGGGCGGTGCAATTAATTCATACTCTTACATTAAGGCAATTGCTGAAGAATTACGTGGCCTTGCGGTCGAGTTCGAGGTACCGATCTTCTCTGCAACGCAAACGACTCGTAGCGGTTATTCTAACTCGGATGTTGGGCTTGAAGATACAAGTGAGTCTTTTGGATTACCCGCAACTGCAGATCTAATGTTTGCTCTTATTTCAACTGAAGAGCTCGATAAGCAAGGGCAGTTTATGGTTAAACAATTAAAGAACAGATACAACGATCCGACTCATCATAAGAGATTTGTAATTGGCGTTGATAGAAGTAAGATGAGATTGTTTGACGTAGAAGAAACTGAACAAACTTTAACTGATGATACTCCAGTATTTGATAAGACTGATACTGGTAAAAGATTTAAGGATTTTAAGTTATGATAAAAAATTTAATGTATATAACTATAATAGTATTGTGCTTGTTTTTAAATATTGCTCTTGCATTAGCAGGCGAATGGAATGACAAACCAGTTATGTGTGAACAAAAAGAAGTTGCACTTAATGCAGTAAAAGCTAAAGAAGAAATTCCTATGTTTACTGCAGTACAAAGCACAAAAGTTCGAGATAATGATGGACTGTCGGATATACCAGCACACGTACCATTACAGATATTTGTAAATTTAAAAACAAAAACGTTTAGTATACTTGAATTCCATCCTTCATATAACAGCATATGCGTTATTGGGTATGGTGATGACTGGAATCAATTAGGAGATAAAAGTTGAAAGCAAGACTTATAAGCTATTCTCAACCTACTGATATTATAGGAATAGATGATATACAAGAACTCATTGCGTTTTCAGCGAGAGTTAGTAATCCATCTAATCAAATGAATAAAGCAACTAATGAAAAGTTGTTAAATTATTTAATGAAATACAAACACTGGTCTCCATTTGAAATGGTAAATGCTTGCATTGAGATTACTACTACACGTGATATCGCTAGACAGATATTAAGACATCGCAGTTTTAGCTTTCAAGAGTTTAGTCAAAGATACGCTGATCCACTTAAAGAGTTGGATGTTGCAGTTACTCTTGAATGTAGGTTACAAGATAATAAGAATAGACAAAATAGTATTGAAATTGCTGATAGCGACCAGCGTGCTACTTTATCTCTTGAGTGGATGAAGGCACAAAGTGAAGTTATAATTGCTGCAAAGAAAGCTTATAAGTTTGCTATTGATAACGGTATCGCAAAAGAACTTGCACGTAAAGTTTTACCTGAAGGATTAACTACGTCAAGACTGTACATGAATGGTACGTTAAGAAGTTGGATACATTTTGTAGAGTTACGTTCAGCTAACGGTACTCAAAAAGAATGCAGTGAAGTTGCTATAGCATGTGCAAAAGCAATTGCTAAAATATTTCCAATAATAGAGGACTTTTGTAATGAGTAATAAATATACACAAGATATGACAGGCACAGGACATTATATTGAATTGCCAGACACTGATCCAGAGCCAGAAAGATACTATGATTGGATGTTGTGGAAACTTAGACAAGATTCAAAATGGAAAAATGCTGTGCATGCAAAACCAAAAATAAGTTGGGTTAAAAAATTGTCAAATTACGATAGCATAATACTTGCGTTGATATACACGTTAGGTCACGTTATAATATCAGCAAATGTCGTGTACTGGATTACAGGTGCTAGTTTACTAGAAGCAGGTACTGTAGCTTTGATAGAACCAGCTATAAATGGTTTTTGGTTTTACGCATTACATAGACTCTGGAAGAAATTTAGTTAACATATTAAGTGAAAACTTTCAAATAAGTGAAAAAACTTGTTTACAAACACTCTTTTTTATGATATAATGTATACATTAAATAATTAAATATGGAGTTGAAAATGGCAAAATTAAAAAATCTTATGATAGATATCGAAGAAAAAGTCTTCGGTCTAGATTTAGAAGCAATCGTTACTGAGTCTGATACTGTTCAAGAAGCTACAAATAAAGTTGTAAGTGTATTTAAAAAAGAATTTACAACATTTGAAATGGACATCGCAAAAGATGTTGTTACAAGATCTTGGAACGAGTATTGGGCAGACTATGTATAATAATCAAAATTATATGAAAGGAATGTTAGCTGCTGGTATAGCATTCTTAGGTCTGAGTTTTTGTAGCTTTCCTGCTCCAGCAAACACAATCAAAGGTACTGCATTTGAACAAATTACTTGTCTGGCGGATAATATATATTGGGAAGCACGTAATCAACCTGTAAGAGGAATGTTTGCAGTGGCATTTGTAGTTGATAATCGTGTTAGTGATAAACGCTATCCTGACACGTACTGCGAAGTAATAATGCAAGGTCCAACAAGGCCATCTTGGAAAGACAAAACAATATTATTTCCAGTTAAAAATAGATGTCAATTTAGTTGGTACTGCGATGGTAAAAGCGACGACATACCATCATATGACAGACAAGTATATAGAATCGCTGTTGAAATAGCTAGGATGATATTCTTTGGTCAATATAATGAAGATATAACTTACGGTGCAACTCACTATCATGCAAACTATGTCTTTCCGGCATGGAGAAAAACTAAGACAAAAACTCTTATTGTAGGCGATCACATTTTTTATAGGTGGGAGCAAAGTAAAACAAAATGAAAGAAGATTACAAAGTAGATCCATTGTCTATAAAGTTTGACCAAACAAAACAAGATACGAGAAGAGATGCTTGGGATAGAGACTATATGGGTTATTATTACTTAAGAGAAGAACCAAAAACTACAAAAAAGATTTCAAATGCAACACCAGTTTTTATATTTGCATTCTTTTATATTTGTATACTAGTAATGATAGGTAGTATTAAATGAGACAGTTTATTTACGATAGTTGGAACGGTGTAATGAATGCGGATATTAATCCGCTTAAAAAAATACCGCATACGAATACAAGACACATGGTACTTCAAGTTTTAGCGTGGATGTGGTGTATTGTATTTAGTAGTTACTTTGGTAGTATGTGGATTTTTGGTGCTACTACTATCGCTCATATATTTTTATTAGCAGCTATTGCGATAACAGTAGCCACTTTTGAAACTGCAAGGAATAAACCACAATGGTTTATAAAAAGTAATGGTTATCACAGTTTTCCAAGAGCCCGGCAATACATGTGGATAAATGGTAAGAGAGTTAAATTAGATGACAACGACCCTGGAGGCGAGCATGAGTAAAGAACCAAAAGGTCCATATAAATTTAATGAAGATAAGTATGTGGAAGAATTAATGAGAGTCATAGACTCTACATACACAGGACATTATTCTAGACAACACTTTCAGGCAACAGAATTTATAATTGACGGTGGACACGGTACAGGTTTCTGTATTGGTAATATTATGAAGTACGCGCAAAGATACGGTAAGAAAGGTACGAGAAAAGATGCTCGTAAAGACTTGCTAAAAGTTTTACATTACGGTATTATACAATTATGTGTACATGATTTTAATTTAGAAGAAGACGAAGTATAAATAGTATTACATTAAACGTTCACCCGTAAAGGGCGGAAGTAGGCAATCGCTGAAGGAACGCACTCTAACTATTAACTAGGGAGGGTGGCAAAATGACTTACAGACCATTTCAATGGAAGATGTTTGTTAAGGCTCGTGAACGTGCTTTAGTTCATAAGATACTGAACTATCGTCTATTATTAAAAGCAGCTTAATAAACTTTAGTATTCTTACCGATGCGCTTAGGTA